ATGCGCAACGTCACGTTCAAGAATCTCAACGGCCAGGGCGTCACCATGGCCGCCACCCTGTACTTCCCCGACGGGTTCGACGAATCCCGCAAGTACCCCGCAGTTGTGGTGTCCCACCCGGGTGGCGGCGTAAAGGAACAGACGGCAGGCCTGTATGCGAAGAAGCTGGCCGAAACGAGCCTGGTCACGATCGCGTTTGATCGTTCCTACCAGGGTGCCAGCACCGGCGAGCCTCGTCAGCTGGAGAATCCGTATGTCAGTACCGAAGATGTGAGTGCGGTCAATGCCGGCGTTGGATGGTCGTGAGGTGCGCGCTGAGCCGGAGCTGTATTGCATGGCGTCTGGCGAGGGTCGGGACGCAAGCTGCACATGCCTGACCGAACAAGGCACGCGCTATCGGTTGGATCTGGCCCGGTGTCAGCGGATTGCACGGTATGGTCCAGCTTACAATCCGTTTCGTGAGCCGGGCCGTGCGGTGGCTATGCAGCCTGCAGATAGGGGCCGCGATGGCTCTTCCGGGGACGCCTACGCCATTTCGCATAATGTATAAACCGTGCTCGTTATGACCGCTTTCCGATGCCTGCACGGGGGCAGGGGAGGCGAGCCCAACCGATACCACCAAGGCCATCGCAACTGCGCCAAGCTTTCGCGCAATTCGCGTCCAAGCAGCCTTCTCGTCCTCTGAATTGCTGCGTTCGGCCATCACCAGCGCTGACCACGATTCCGGACTGTCGCCTATGTCCAGCGCCATCTTCTCGATGTACTGGATTTCAGCATTTTTGCCTTGTTTCCAGCTGGAAACAGCAGCCCGCGTAACGCCCAGGGCAATGGCACCGGCGTTGTCACTTTGGATCTTTTGTACGTGTTTCCAGCGGCAGAAAAGATCGTAGCTCTGGCTCATGTCTTTACCCTATTGACACCATGTCAGCACCCAGCATACATTCCGCCCCGCACGTCAACAGAGTCTTGACATGCCCCCGCCCCCCGCCGCCCTAGGCGGGGTGAGCGGGTTCTAGGGCGCTAGGGCAGGGGAGTTTGGCAATGCCAACAATCATTCAGCTGGTCTTGCTAGGTGCCGCAATGGCCCTGGCATTCGGTTTAGTCGGCATCTCAAGTGCCGTTCTCAAGATGCGGGGAGCTTCCCGCAATCGTTCCTTCCGCGAAAAGAAATTCGCCGCTTGTGCAGCAGCGGAGGTGCGCCGTGTCTGATTCCTCCTTGGCGCTACTTGGCGGGTGTTTTGCGGTAATCGTTGGCTCTGCGTTTTTATTTCTGCTTCCTCCCAATGTAACCGACGATTTCCTAAAGCTTCTTGCTGAGCCCACCGAAGAACAGAAGATTCAGACGCTCTGCATCCAAGGCAACGAGAACGCATGCCGGGTGTACGAAGCGAGATTCGGTAAGCGGTGCATCCTATGAGCCGCACATCAGACACCGAGCGCGGCGCACATATCGCGCTGAAACAAGCGAGCGCAGTTCTAGCCGCCGCCGCACCAGGTGCAGACCTATTCCCGCTGCGAATCACACCTAAGCAGCGTCAGTTGTGGCTCAGCATCAAGCGTGTGGCGCAGGAGCAAGTGGACGAATGCCGCGCAGCGCGTACCGCGCTGAAAGGTGGCTTGCAATGAAGCTGTTTGAGCTGATCGATGCGAAGAAGAAAGCCACGACCGAAGAAGAACGCCGCGAGTACGACCGACTGATTGAGGAACGAATCAGGTGGATCGGCTCGGGGCAGGTCGATGAGCCATGAACAGTCACTTCCCGAACAGCCCTTGCTATCAGTGCGGGGGGAGCTTCCAGAGCCTCTCGGCATCGGATGCGTACCTGACCTGCTGCATCCAGTGCGGCTCGTTGATCAGCAAGCGCAAGCCTATGCAGAGTTCCTCGGGCGCATTCCATGGCATCAGTTCTGGACGCTCACGTTCCGCAGAAGCGAAACCGGCCGTAACGGCGGTGTCCACGAAGAGAAGGCTGATAAAGCGTTCCGATTCTTCGTCAGTTGCATCAACACGGAGCTCTACGGCAAGTCATGGGGCAGGCACTGGCATCGCGGAATTCAGTGGGCGCGCGGTCAAGAGTTTCACCGCGACGGCCGTATCCACTTCCACGCGATTGTTGCCGCGCCAGATGACGATCTTTCCAGACGGATGAGCCGACATCGGTGGAAAGAGTTTTGGTACCAGGAATTTGGCATAGCACGCTTGGAGATACCGCGTAGCCAGCACGACATCAGCGGTTACTTGAGCAAATACGTTTCAAAGGGCGGCACGGTCGATTTCAGCAAGAACTTTGGGGCATGGCAGCCCCCGCGAATCGACTACACCGCCCGACCAGAGCAACACGGCCTCATCCAGCCGACCAAGTAACACCGGATGACCGGGCGGACGGTTGGAAATCCAACGCGCTATGGGGATTCAAGCGGCCTCTGAACCTCACGCGTGTGGGGGGTAGGGGGGCTCTGGCTTGACCCCACAGTACCGCCCGAATTTTGCCGCAGCAGCTTTTAAAGAACGCTTTTCAACCAACCAGAGAGAAACGAAATGAACGCACCGAAGATCACGATCAAGAGCGAAGTCCAGAGCCGCACTGTCACCACCAGCAAGGGCATGCCGAAGTCGATTTACAACCAGCAGGCGACGTTGGAAACCGAGGAAATGCGCATCCAGATCGAGGTAGAGGTGGATGGCCCGGACAAGGGTTATCCGGTGGGCGCGGTGAAGGAATGGGATGTGGTGAAGGATTTGGTGCCGGGTCGCTTCGGTATCGAACTGGCGCGTCGTATGACCCTGGTCGATCCGGCCAAGCCGCAGCAGCAGCAATCCAAGGCTGCGTAACGAATGGCCGAGCCGGAAGCCCTGTACGTCGTCGGTTGCGCTGCTGCGAATGTGCAGCAGGACGGCACGTGCACGGTTCCGGTTTGGGTTCCGTACCACCAGCCAGTTTTGCCGCCCCTGAGTCTGGCTGATGGAAGCATTGTGGCCTTCGCGATTGTCAGTGTGTGGGCCATGGGCTTGAAAGCGCGTCTGGTGTTCCGTGCAGCGCGTCTAGGGGTCTATTGAAAGAGAGGTGTTGCATATGAAGTACATGAACAAGCTGCGTCGTTTCGGCGCTTCGATTCCGGGCAAGGTCAGTGCCGGTGCAACTGCCCTGATGGCTTCCGGTGCCGCTCTCGCAAGCGGTGGTGGTTCCCCGGGTGCAGCTATCGCCGGTGAAATGGCCGGTGGTAAGGCCGATGTCAACCTGGTTATCGCAGCCATTGCGGTGATCCTCGGTGTGATCATCCTGTGGGGTTATATCAAGCGCGCCCGCTAAGGGGCGGGGCAGGGGATCGGGAGGGGCGCACTGTCATGGTCGCCCCTTTTTTATTGAAGGAGGGGTTATGGGTTACTTCATTATCGTTGCCATATGCGGCGCGTGTTGGCTGGCATTTGAGGGCGTGTGATGCTTCTGAATAACGCAACTCTTCGCAAGCTACTGTCGAGCCTTTCAGCGTCCGTGCTCGCATACATCGCCATGTCGCTCATTGCTATGAGTTCCGCACACGCAGTTGTGCAGGGTCCTACTGGGTGCCGAGCTGGGGACGGTTGCGACCAGGGCACAGCATTTTCGATGTGCTTGGCTGGAGCAGCAGTGGGCCTTGCTGAGGTTAAACGAAATGCAACGTCCGCAGGCACTCGTTGGACGGGTTCAACGTGCACGGTTACATCTGCTGCCGGTGCTAGTGGTCACGGCGCGTTTGAGGCGTTCTTGACGGATGGCGGCACGCTCGGAAATCTTTCGGGCACATTGTCGCCAAACAAGTTCTATTGGTTGAGCACCCTGACATGTGACAAGCGACCTTCTCAGACAACTTCTTTCTTGCCTGTCAGCGGGTCTACAGGGTGCAACCGAGGTTGCGTTGTCAAATACGCTCAGAATGCTGATGAGACTAGTGTGGTCTCGGCAACCGGTGGTGTTTGTTCAGACGAGGATCTGAAAAAGAACTGCCCGAGTGGTAGCTATTGGAACGGCTATATGGGCGTCTGCGAGCCGGTAGACAAACCCTGCCCGGAAGGCCAGAAGAAGAAGGACGGGCAGTGTGTCCCTGATGGCGAGTGCCCTGAAGGAATGGTTGCCACGCCTGGTACTACTCCGGGTGCTATCCAGCAGGGTTCTTTGTATTGCAGCCCTGAAAAAAGCGAGTGCCCGGCAGGCAATGTTAAATCTGCTGCTGGCAAGTGCTTACCCGGTGATGGTCAATGTTCCGCAGGTGAAGCTAAGGGCAAGGACGGTACTTGCAAGAAGGATAGCAACGGAGATGGAAAGCCCGACGAAGAAGACGGCGAGCAAGATCCCAACAAAGATTCTGCGTCAGGTGGTGACAGCTGTGACGCGCCCCCGAGCTGTAGCGGCAATGCCATTCAGTGCATGCAGGTCAAGGTGCAATGGCGCATTGATTGCAATACCCGAAAGAACCGTAATGTTACCGGTGGCACGTGCACAGCGGTTCCGATTTGCACAGGCGATAAATGCGACGCAATGGAGTATGCGTCGTTGTTGCAGCAATGGAAGTCAGCCTGTGCGCTGGAGAAGCTCGCTAAGGACGGTACGGGTGAGGGTGCTGGTGACTCATCTGATGCAAACGGAAACGGCGTTCCTGACGTTCTGGAAGGCACTGGTGAGGTGACTGGACCGGGTGACGGCACCGGTGACGTTGAAGGTGCAAAGAAGTTCGGCCTCGGCGTCTCTACAAACATGCTCGACCAGGACAACATTTTCGGCGGTGGCTCCTGTCCGCAGCCCCCTACGTTCCAGCTTATGGGCGTAACGATCAGCGGTGCTGATTTCCCGTACTGGTGCAAAGCGATGTCAATTCTTCGTGCACTGATACTTCTGTTCGGTGCGTTCACTGCATTAAAAATCCTGATGGGATGGGGGTTCTAATGAGCGGCATGGTTTGGGGTTGGATCGTAAGCGGCATCACCCATCTTCTTGGCAAGCTGAAAGAGGCCGCCTCTGGAATTGTTGGGAAGGTGCTTGCAACGTTCGGCTTAACGACCGTTACTTTTAATGCTGTCTTGCCGAACTTGAAGTCATTTGTTTTGACTCAGGTCAATGGATTGGACGGCCCCGCTTTACAGGTGCTTGGCTATTTGCAGGTAGGAACTGTGATGTCGATGATTCTTTCAGCGCTTACCGTACGACTCGCTTGGAAGGTCTTCATAGTCCCCAAATCGGTTGCTGATCAGCTTGCCGGGGGTGGGTCATGATTTACTGGTTCACGGGTCAGCCTGGACACGGCAAGACGCTACACGCAATCGAACGGCTTCTTGAGTTCAAGGATCAAGGCCGAATGGTTTACGCGTGCAATATCCGCGAATTCGACTACGCGAAAACCGGCGTGTTGGAAATGACGCCCGAGCAGTTCAGAGACTGGCCGAATTTTTTGCCTGATGGTGCTGTTGCTCTGGTGGACGAAGCGTATGAGCATGGCATGCTTCCGAAGCGCCCGTCAGGCTCAAAGGTCCCCAATCACGTTGAGCAATTGGCGAAGCACCGTCACCGTGGTTTGGATTTCATCTTTGTCAGCCAGTCACCTGACAAGCAATGCGATCAGTTCGTACACGATCTGATTGAACGCCACATCCACGTGCGCCGTCGCTTCGGTACGCAGTTCGTGCAGCTCCGTGAGTTCGACAAGTTTGAAGCGCAGGCCGAGAAGGCCATACCGCTTGTCAACAGGCGCAAGAAGTTGCCCAAGCGACCTATGGGCACCTATAAATCAACTGAGCTCGACACGACTGAGCGCAGAATTCCTTGGTACTACATCGCGTTTCCTATCGGCATTGCCCTTGGTTTGTTCATGATGTACTACACGTTCGGTTCAATGGGAAAGCGGCTTGGTGGCGACGAGCAAACGTTACCGCCTGCCAATCAAGTGGGCACGGCGACAACGCCGCGCGACGGAGCGAATGCGACGGCGGGAGGCGGTGTTGCGGCGGGCTCTCCGATGACAGCAGCCGAGTATGCGAAGCGCTTCATTCCACGCATTCCATCTGAACCATGGAGCGCACCTGCCTACGACGACAGTCTCTCTTTGCCGAGTGAAGCGCCGCGGCTGTTCTGCATGTCTTCTATGGGTGGCACTAATGCCCAGGGCAAGAACGCCGAGCCTTCGTGCACCTGCTTGACAGAGCAGGGCACCAATTACGTAGTTGATGAACCTACCTGTCGCTTTGTCGCACGACGTGGGCAATACGAGCCTTATCGCGATGAGCGAAACGACCGGTTCGTCGATGGGCCTACGCAGATTGAGCGCAATAAGGAATCTATTGCCGAACGAGGGCAGGGGAGCGTCGTTATCAATCGTGGTCAGCGCTCGCAGGGCACGTTTCCCGAGGTGCAGTCGTACAACACACCCACAACGGTGCCTTCAACGGACTTCCAGCTATGACCAGCTCGGCACGTGAAATCCTAAAATGGCTCGCCCTTGTACTGATGACAGGAGACCACGCGGTAAAAGTGTTGGCGGGCGGTTACGTTCCGGTCGTCTCTGAACTCGGCCGCATCGCGTTCCCGTTGTTCGCGTTGGTAATGGCCTACAACTTGGCCCAGCCGCGTGCCGATTATGCGAAATCGTTTCGGCGTCTTTCCATCTGGGGCCTGGTCGCTCAACCGGTCTATGCCTGGACGTTCGACACCATGCTGCCGGTCAACGTCCTGTTCTCGTTCGCGCTGGCTGTAGCGTGCTGCTGGGCGGTCCAGAATCGCCGCTGGGGGCTGCTGGTGGTGCTTTGTGGCCCAATGCCGATGCTGGTGGACTACCAGTGGTCTGGCATCGCCCTGGTGCTGTCTGCGTGGCTGTTCTTCCGACGGCACGGCCGAGCGTTCTGGCTGCTGGGTTCTTGGGATTGGCGTAGGGAACGTCTTTACGCCATGGTGCCTATCTGGATCTGGCTCGCCCTGGGCTGGCTGTGTTATTTCAACGGGAGTGGCTGGGCTCTGCTGGCTCTGCCGGTTATCGGCTTCGTTGATGTGTTTACCCGGGAGCTTGGGTTCTGGAACGGCGTCAGGCGCTCGCGCTGGGGCTTCTACGGCTACTACGTTGGTCACCTTGCGCTGCTGGCACTCATCGCCGTGGTGGTCGCCTGAGGGGTGCAGGGGCGATGCCCCTGCGTTGACCAGGTCTTTACCTGCTGACCGCTCTTCATTTCGGCGCCGGAGCACGTCCTGCAGGAAAATCACCTTGGAATCGCTTGTGCCGCAAGGCTTTTCAAAAAGTACCGATCGACTAACACCTGGTCGACCAGCTGCCATCATCGACCGCCATTCCCGGGCGATATTGCAGGTCAGGGAGAGCCACCGCAGATCTTCCGGACAGATGCTGTGGCCTTCGGGCGTCCAGAAGTGGCCGCCCTGGAATCCGAATCCTTCCCATTGCCCGGTCAATTCAAGCCGGTCGTATCCGTCAAGCTTCATGCCTGTACTTCATCCTTGCGGGGTTTCCGCTGGGGCAGGCAAGAGCTGATCCAGAGCCAGACCCAGCTCAGCCTGGACATGACTCTATTTCGCATAATGTATATTATGTAAAAAGGCGCACCGTCTTGCCGTAGAGCCTAGAACTTCATCCCTATCAGTAGCTCTGCCTGGTGATCTAGTGTGCTCACTACTTGCTGCGCTAGCTTGGGCAATAGCCGTCTTGGATTCCCGGTGCGCAGCAGCAGCATTGATTGGAGCCAGATTCTGGACAGATCTGGCGTACTTGGACCAGGCTTCCTCCTCAGATCTCGTCAGTCCAGAGCTAAGCATTTCGTTGGCGGCCCGATACGACTCACGGCACTGACAGCCCGAAGGCGTACATGAAGCCACAGCCCGTTCATGGCTGCCTTACTTGATATTCCAGCAACCCGGATGCTGCAGGTCACCGAAATCGGAATCGAAATCGGATTGAGGCGCCCGGGTCACGCCTTCGAAGATGCAGTGAATGGTCCGATGATCGTGCGCTGCGGGAAATCGACAAAATGGACGGCCGTTAATTTAGTGACTCGTCACTTTTATGGCAAGCGGCGACCCAGGCCTCCCAGTGCGGCTAGAACCAGGTAGCTGCATCAACAACCCAAAACCTCCAAATCGAACACCCACTGCGTCTCTATGGAAGATACCTCGCACCTCCAGCGGAATATTGCTATTGAGACGCGTTCGCAATAGGATCGCTGCCGTGCTTCTGCTGGCAGGCTGCCGCCGCCCTGCCCCATTCTGCGTTTCTCGCCAAGGCCACCTTCTTGCTGCCTCGTCTCCTACGCGTGCGTTTTCCGCGCCGTTCTGCCCTGTACGTCTTTCTTAGCGCTGTGTGCCTGAACGCACAGGCGCAGTCCACAGAGAGCGCCGTCTCCGGCCAAACTGCCAAGCAGGCAACCGAACTCGACGCGATTCAGGTCAAAGGCGAGCGCCTGGGGTTGAACCTCAACCTCGATGCAAGTGCGGGGGCCTTGGGCACCAAGCGGCTCCTGGATACGCCGTTCTCGGTAACCGTGGTGGAACAGGAAGACATTGAAAAACGCGCCGCAACCACGTTGGGCGATGTCTTCATCAATGATCCGTCTGTGTATGCAGCAGAGCCTTCAGCCACCACCGCTTGGTGGGGCACGCAGATCCGCGGTATCGGCGTGACCAACCACTATGTGGATGGGGTGCCGATGATGATGGAATGGGGCGGCGAGTATCCGCTTGAAGCGGTCGAATCGGTGCAGGCACTGAAGGGCCTCGGTGGCTTCATGTACGGCTTTGGTTCGCCTGGCGGCATCATCAGCTACCGGACCAAACAGCCTACCACCAGCCCGATGTTCTCCACCACGCTGGGCTGGCGCAATGACAGCGCCTGGTCCGCCCGCGTGGACGCCAGTACCCGTTTCAATGGGCCGGATTCATTAGGCGTACGCGTCAATCTGGGCAAGGATGGTGGTGATGCCTATAACGGCGCCGGGTTGGATCGCGAGGTATTGGCGATAGCCGTTGAGCAACCGATCGGCGACGCGCTGGTTTGGCATGCCGAAGTGCTACGCGAGGACAACAAGCTGAAGCACGAACCGATGTACTTCTACTGGGACAGCTACGCGGGTGATCGCCTGCCACGCCCCACCTACGATTACGAGAATGTTCGCGTACGCAACTCCTACTATCGTGCAAAGACCACCAACGCCACCACTGGCCTGCAATGGCGTGTGAGTGAGGATTGGAACGTGGACTTCACCGTTGGTGGCAGCCGACGCGAACACTACTCGAACAAGATGTTCGGCAATCTGCTCAATGAAGCAGGTGATTACGAGGGCAGCGTTTACAACTTTGCTGCCGATCTGCGCAGCAGCGTCGCCCAGGTCCTGGTCAACGTTAGCGTCGAAACCGGTACGGTCCGTCATGAGCTGGTGTTTGGCGCCGCGATGCAGCGCAGTTGGGACCGATGGGGCAACGATTGGTATTGGAGCAATGACTTCTCCGGCAATCTTTACCGGCGTCAGGATTTCATCTCCCACCACGTTCCGGACTTCAGTTTTGCAGCAGTGAGTTCGGATGAGCGGCAGAAGTCGGTGTTCGCCAGCGACACGCTGCACTTCGGTGAAAAATGGCAGGCGGTACTCGGCGCGCGCTACGTGGACTACGAACAGCGCGACAAGGACGGCGAACCGACGGTGGATTCACGCTACGCAACCTCGGCACTTACCCCAACACTTGCGCTGATCTACAAGCCAGTGGAGGCGGTATCGATCTACGGCAGCTACGTGGAGTCGCTGGAATCCGCAGGGCGCGTGGGCGTTGACAGTGAGCCACCCTACGCCAATGCCGGTCAGGTGCTGGACGCCACCATCAGCAAACAATACGAAATAGGCGCCAAGTACCAGAGCGGCAAGCTCGGCTTCACCACAGCTGCATTCCGCGTCGAACGTGGCGCGCAGATCGACCAATGGCGTGACGGCCAACGTTATCTGATGCAGGACGGCCTCACCCTGTATCGCGGTTTTGAAGCAATTGCCAGCTATGGCCTAACAGAGAATCTGGATATTGGCATGGGTGGCCTGTGGCTGGATGCCAGTCTTGAGGATCTCTCGCCGGAGAACGCCGCGCTGCGCGGCAATCGCCCGGCAGGTTCTGCGCCGCGAAGCTACGTCGGCAACTTCGAGTACCGCCCTGCCCCGCTGACGGGCTTCAGTCTGCATGGCACGGTCCGCTATTCCGGAGAGCAGTACTACGAAGATGCCAATCGCATCCTGATCCCAGGGCGCACAGTCACCGACCTCGGCTTCCAGTACCGCGCCAGGCTCGCGGGGCGCGATGCCACGCTGACGGGCAATCTCAACAACGTGTTCAATCGTAAATATTGGAACCTGGACATGCTCGGCGAGGCACGGAACGCGTCGTTGGATCTGCGCATTGACTGGTAA